CTGGAACTGGTGCAAACTTTAAAGCTAGAGATTGGAGTCAAGCAGAAGTAGATAGATATAAGAAGGTAAAGGGTCCAGAAGGACTTAAAAAAGACCAAGCAGCATATACTAAGGCAAAGGAAGTTCAAAAGTCTAAGACAACTACAACAACACCAGCAGCAAATACTAATCCAAAAGTTGCTCCATCAAAACCAGTAACACCAGCAAAACCATCTGGAATGGATATTTGGAAAGCAAAGTATAAAGATACTCTTGCTAAAAAAGTAAATCCAGATGGAACCCAGATGGGAACTGGTAAAAGTAAAATGGAAAGGGATGCTGCCGAACTCCGTTCAATGCAAGCAGATTCAAGAGAAAGGCAAGGTGTATCCCCTACAACAGGAGCAACCTCAGCAGTAGTGGATAAAACAGATGCTGATAATGCCATGAAGAATTTTAAACCCAGAGATATGAGTAAAAATCCATTGAAAAAAGAATCATATAATGCTTATGACCTCGTACTTGAATATATCCTCTCACAGGGTCACGCAGAGACCATTGCGGAAGCCCATTATGTAATGATGGAAATGGATGCTGAGATGATTGGTGATATTGTAGAATCTTATATTTGATATAATCCTAACATAATTCTCTAAGAGGGCTTGACAAGTCCTCTTTTTTTGTATAGACTAGGTTTGTCTGGGTTAAAGATAATATTTTAGCTAAGCTTAGAAGACTTAAGAACCAACCCATAAATCCTTTCAGATTCACTCATATAAAAGGTTCCACCAATATTTGTATTATAATAATCTTCACTCATAAGTACATTACGATTGAACTGTTCATAAGTTTCATAATAACTCATAGATTTTTTATGAGGACATAGGTAAAGTATTTCTCTCAAAAAGTTTTCTTTTCCTAATAGTTTAACATCTTCTTTTAACTCATCACAAGATCCAAAGTAATTTTGCCAATCAGAAGCTTCTGTTTTTCTTCTTCCTGTTTTCCTATTCTTTTGTCTGGTCCAGAAATGTTTTTTTCCAATATATTTTTTATTGCTAATAAGATTGGTAATTATGTAAACAAAACCTTCCATTCCTTTGGGAACATCGGTAAAGATTTCTCCGTTATATTGCCAACTCATAAGAACTCTTTATTTAATTATTTAGATTTGCATTCCACGACCAAAAGTGATAAACTTGAAGACCTCGATGATTTTCTAAATACTATGGTTACTCTGGAACAGACCCTTCGGACATCACATGACTGGGCAATTGATAGGATTCACATTCTAAGTGATAAAAAGGATTATGATGATGCCTATGCAATTCAATCAGAATTTAGTGAATGGTTGAATCCAGATATTTCTGATCATGATATTTTCTCATTAGAATACATAGGAGACTCCAATGAAAATAGATCTTCATAACTTTTTTCTACACTACGATCCAAAGAATCCAAAGCACGTTGCAGCAGTAGAGCAACTTGAAAAGGATTTGGAGCAAAAGCAACCAGATTTGATTGAGGATGAATCAAACTGGGTAAGAATTTTCAGAGAAAAGGCACCAGTTCCTGCACAGGTGGGAGTATTGTCAGTTCCATATTTTCCACAAACAGATAATTACAGAGATGCTAACCGTACTTGTAACAGTTCTAGTTGTGCTATGTGTCTTGAATATCTTAAACCAGGCACGTTAAAAGGAGCAAAGGGAGACGATGCCTACGTTCAAAAGGTATTCGCAATTGGTGACTCAACAGATCACACAGTTCAAACCCGTGTTCTTGAGAGTTATGGTGTTAAGTCACAGTTTAGTTACAATCTTTCTTTTGCTGATATTGATAAGAGTTTATCTGCTGGTAAACCTGTCGTTATTGGTATTTTGCATAGGGGTTCTCTTTCTGCACCTACTGGTGGGCACATGGTTGTAGTAATCGGTAAGAAAGGTAGTGACTATGTTGTGAATGATCCTTATGGTTCTTTGAATGACGGTTATACTGGTTCTGTAACCAATGGTAAAGGTGCAGTATATAAGAAGTCTGACCTTGCTCAAAGATGGTTAGAGCACGGTAAGGATAAGACTGGTTGGGGAAGAATCTTTAAGTAGTTAAACCATATAAGGTTTAGCAATTCCTTCGTTTAACATTTTTTGATTTACTGAAATTGAATCATTATTATAATGAAGAACTCCAAGAATTCTTCCATACTTATCTTCTTTGAATGTTTGAATACTCCATTCACCTTGTTTAGATAATTCAGTTTTTAACCATTCTTTTGCTACCAATCCTTTTGACTTTTCTTCTAAGTCTAATGTTCTTGTTTCTGCGGCATTAATACCTTTAAGACGAACTCTTTGAGTTATTGTGAGTCCAAATCCCAAATCAATATCTAAATCAACAGTGTCTCCATCAACGACTTTGTTGATTTTTTTTATCTTGTAGTTATACATTTTTAAATACTCTCCTGTTCGTGTATCCAAACTTTTAAATCTTTAACGTATTTTCTTAGTATCTGTGCTTGTTCTTCGTGCCAAAAATTACCCGTTTCCATATGAAGACGAGTGTGATTATCTATTGCTTGTAATATTTGGTGAATGGGTTTGTTCCAACACTCACGCTTTGGAGTATTCCATTCACGTGCCATGATGGATTACTTTTTTTTGCCACCATTTTTAACCTTCTTCGCAGTCGCATTACCAGAATTTTGTTTAGACTGCTTTCCACCAGCAGATCCTTTCTTTCCTTTATTTGCAGACTTGCCCATAGTTTGGTATTTGACATACCATATATTTATGATATAATAGCAGTAGTTTAAATTTATTTTTATGACCGAACAACAACAACATCTTGCAAATCTTTTGCAACAACGCCAACAACTTTCTCAGGAACTTGAATCTCTTCAAGGTCAAACAACTGCAAAAAGAGAACTTTTTTTGAAAGTTCAAGGAGTTATTGAGTATCTGACACAAATTGGTGTAGTGCTTCCCGAACCCGAACCAGTTGAAGAAGTGTCCGAGGAAGCTTGACAAAAAATAAATAGTAACTTATTATGAGATATCCCTTACACAGGGATTACATCATGAGAATTTGATGTGATATTAGAGCCCAGGAAAGTGCCCCCCGAGAGGTTGGGTGTACCCCCTTTCTATTGGGATGTAGAGTTCAATTAAACTTAATGCAAAATTTCTTTACAGTAACCTTGCCCCTTTTGGTAACGGTTACGACCAATACGGCAACATTGCCTGGTTTATTTCCTCCTCCCCCTGTTGGTGGACCCCCACCATATTCTGTTATTCAGGAGTTTGAGACCAAGACAACGACCAAAGAGGTTGTTCCCGAAAAATCAAAAGAGAAAAGGTTAATTTGTAAAGGGTGTAATGAAAATGAAAATGTTGCCCTGGATTATTTTCAGGACATTGGAATTAAAGATAAAAACGCCCTTGCTACCATTATGGGCAACATTAAACAGGAATCAACATTTCAGTCTAATGTCTGCGAAGGTGGTAGTAAAAGATCATATCACAACTGCTACGGTGGTTATGGTTTGATTCAATGGACATCTGCTAATCGTTATTATGGATTGGGTGATTTTGCTAAGAAGTATGGTGGTTCTCCATCAGGTCTTCAAACGCAACTTCGTTATCTTACAAATGAGGTTCAATGGAAGAAAATTGAAGACCGTATGAAAAAAGGTGGTCGATCAATCTATTCTTACATGGATACTACATACAGTTGGATTGGTTGGGGGCATCATGGTGCTCGCACATCCTATGCTCATGATTATGCATCTCGACTGATTCAAGTAGAAGTCTAATTATGTTAAGGGAGGTTTCCTCCCTTTTCTTGTATATATAAACACATACCTATATTAAAAGAATTATTATGTCAGTAACAGTACAACAAATCACAGATGCAGTTACATCTTGGCAAGTTGAGGATGAAAAGTTTGTTGCAGGTAATAATGCCGCAGGAACTCGTGCTCGTAAAGCACTCCAAGAAGTTGCTAAACTTGTAAAAGTGCGTCGTAATGAAATCACTGCCGAAAAGACTGCCCGTAAGGAAGCAGCAGCAGGTTGATATATAGGGGGAGCATAACACTCCCCTTCTTATGTTTAAATTTGGAAAACAGAAACCAGATATAAAGCAATATGCAATTATAGGAATTGTATTGAGTTCTATTATTGCATTACTTTCTCAATGTACTGGTATCAAGCAAGATAGTATTTGGGATTTACTTGACGAAGTTCAAAGAAGATATTTCCCTCAAAGTATTATCAACGACTTTATTATCAAAGATCCAGAGAAACTTGATAGAAGAGTTCATAGAGACGTTGATAGGGCAATCGCAGAGTATGAACGGTTGACAGGAGACGATGGAAAGGTTAGAATACCTTCACCACGATACTCAGAGAAACCACCAGACGGGTCTGTTTGTTATACGAAAGACTGCCAATCATTAGGTGGTGAAATGAGACTGTGTGCTCCTTT